ATGCCAAAGACCGACGACGCCGCGCTCGCCGCCTTCGTCGCGCGCAAGGCCGAGATCGACGCGGCGCTCGACCGCATCCGCGCCGCCAGCGACGACCATTTCTTCGCCAGCCCAGAGCATGTGCACTGGGGCCATGTCACGGCCCTCGCAGACCACACCGCGCTGTTGAAGCGCATCACGGACGCGATCTATGCCGAGGGGGAACACGCGAATGTGGGAACCCATCTTCGGTCAGTCGTGCCAGTGACGTTTATGGATTGACCGATGAGCGCGGATTCTCAATCCTTCCCATATGCTTCCTTTCTCGACTGAGTTCCCCGTCATCCCCAGCGACAACCGGGCTGCCTTCGTGGCGGAAGTGGTCGCCTGGATCCGCGGTATGCAGCATCAGACCGTGCTTTCGAGCAAGTCTGAGGCAGAGCTTGACGGAGCCAATGTTCACGTCCGGTCGAATACCGGCGAAGAACTCCGCATGCGGGAGCTGCGGACCGGCGACGGCTGGACTGCCATCGGTATTCGACACGATCTTCCTGATGATCTCGGGCGTGTGTGGCGAACGGAGTGCGTTCTGAAACGTGGCGCCGCAGAAGCTGGGCAGGACCTGGTTCGCCTTCGCACCCAGTGCATCGCTGCGACGCCGGGCGCACGATTGGACACTCCGAGGAAGCCGTACCTGATCAAAGCGCTCCTAAAGAACGGTTGGGGAGGGAGGGACCAGCAGTTCAACGTCACTGACCAGCCTGTTTGGATTGAGAACAACGATGCGGGCCTCGCATCAGCGAAGTCCGTGACCCTGGGCGAAGCGGCGAAATGGCTTCCATCTGTGTACGTGTCTGCGACCGGGGTATCTTCTTGGCTGCTAAGCCAGCGGGAAATTGAAAAACTGGCCTACGACCTCGGCGGGGTCGCCCATGTAGTTGTCGAACCAGATCGAGCGTTCTCGTTTCTTCTCCGCGACAAGACGGAGGGTCGCAACGCCTACGGGGGAACGGTTGGGTTGTCGGTGCCCGGACAGGGTATCGTCAGGCGATACTATCTCGGGTGGCAGATCGAAGACAGCAAAGAACTGGCTGCCGCGATTGTGGCAGCGACGTCGAACGTTCGGAGTCAGATGCCAGCCTTCGGGTGGGACTGGACCGAATTGCAGGAGCAGGCTCTCCGTGTTCAGCGGGAGCGTGAGAAGGATAGCCTGACCGAGGCAGAATGGAACCAGCTGCATCAGGAGCAGGTTGACAACCTGCAGGACAGAATCCGCGAGCTTGAGCAGCAGCTAAGCGCCAGTCCGGCTGCGAGTCTCGGTACGGATGAAGCCGAGTTCTCCACCGACAATCTCGTCAAAAGGGTTGGTCCGGAGGTTTATGCCGGCGAGATATCGGACAGACTCCGGTTTGCGGCGAAAACGACCTTGTCTGTCGCAGAACAGATCGGGCTTGATGCCAGATCAAAAGCAATTCTTCGGCGTGTTGTCGAACGCCTACCCGCATCGCCCGCGCTCGCCGAACTCTCGAAGGACCTTGAGCGAGCGACGAAAGACCCCAAGAGGGTTGCCAGTGAACTGACTTCGCTCCTCGCCCGACATGGTTATTCGGAGAAGTCCGACAACAAGCACATCCGGCTTGAAGCGAACAAGGGCTTTGACGGCTTGGACGCCATCACGCTTCCGAAGACCCCGAGCGAGAACAGGGGGCTCAAGAACCTTCGGAAGCAGATCGCGCGCACACTCGGCATTACCAAGCTCGATGATTAAGCGATCCTTATGCCGCCGCCGTCGCAACGCCATCCAGCCGCACCGCCACGCTGGTGACGCCATTTCCGGCGGCCTCCACCGCCACGCCGATGGGGAAGCGCCCCGCAGCCGGGGTAGTCACCTCCTTCGCCGTATTGTCCCAGGCCACGCGCGCGCCGACCGTGAGCACTGCGGCGCTGGCCTTCGGCAGCTGGAACACGCCGGTGGTGGAGAGCTCGACCGAGTCGCCCTCGGCCGAGGAATGGGCGGCGATGCCGAAGATGTGGCCCACGATCAGCGCGTCGCCCGAGGCGATGCCGCCGGCGGGCGTCGTGACGCGGACGATGTGGCCATTCTGGAGGTAGTTCTTCATCTCAGAGCCCTTTCGAGGATTGGATGCGGACGACCGAGATGCGGTCGGTCGCCCCTGCGATCTGCCGGTTGAGGTCCGCGAGCGCGGCGGCCATCTCGCCGTCGCTCGCGTAGGTGACGCGCTTGCCGTCGTACTCGACGGTCCGGACGCCCCGGTAGCGCGCGGCCATCAGGGCGTCCCGCCAGGCGGTGAGTTGGGCGAGGTCGGCCATGCTCACGCGCCCGCGTTCATGAACCAGCCGCGATGGTCGATGAACCCGGCCCCGAAATCGAGGATCACCCGGATCTCGACGCCGTCCACGTCCCAGCCCGAGCGGCTCTCGACCTGTGGGCCTTCAGCGCCCGAGAGGTAGGCGAACTCCAGCCCGTCGATCTCGCCGGGATCGGCGGTGACATACCAGCGGGTGGCCGAGGACAGACGCGGCTCGACCACCAGCGAGAGCGAGCCCGAGAACGGGTTCACATCGGCGGCCGTCGCGGGCGCGATGCTCGCCAGCCATTTCTCGGCAGTGGTCTCCAGCGCGGGCGGCACCAGCAGGTTGCGCGGCGTCACGCGGATCGTGCGATCCTCGATGCCCTTCTGCGTGCGCAGCGCCAGCCGGGCGGCCGAGAGCGTCGCGTCGGAGATCGCCGCGCCGGTGCCCGCCTTGTTGCCGTGGTCGGCGTGGAATAGAGCCTTCCCGTCCGATAGCGTCGGGCCGTTGCCGCTGCCTGCCTCGAGGAGAGTGACAAGGATCCTCGCCTCGGTTTCGGCAGCGGCCTGGCCCATGCGGCGGGCGAGGTCCGCGAAGGCACCGAGGTCGTCGTTGACCAGCACCTGCCGGGTGATGCCGATCTTCCGCGCCCAGGTCTCGACCTTGTAGGCCTCGCGCGCCTCGGCCATGGTTCCGGCCTTGATCTCGCCGTGCTCGTTCAGCTTCTCCAGCAGGGGTGCCTCGCCCAGCATGATCTTGTTCACCGCGCGGAAGTCGCGGGCGGTCGTCTGGCGGCCGAGGCGGCGGATGCCTGAGGGCGCAGCCTGGTAGGCGTCGCGCAGCACCCGGCCCACCGTGTCCCCGAGGATGATCGGGAAATCCGAGGTGGTGTGCAGAGCGCGGGTCACGAGGCTCGCGGGCGACAGCGCCATGGTGGACTCGCCACGTAGGGTCAGCAGTTCCTTCGCCATGTCGACGGGCGTGGCATAGGCATAGCGCCGGGCGGGCTCAGAGAGATCATGGCGCGGGTTGATCCGGGCGTAGAGGGCTTCGCCCATCTGGCGCGCGCGCAGGGCGGGGTCATCCTGGCTCTCGCCCATCTCGACGCGGACCTGCTCCGTGCGGATCGGCGGCGCGGACCGCTTCGCCAGCGCCTCGAAGGCCGCGCGGCGGGCGGTGTCGGGATCGGCGCCGCCGTCGATCTGGCCGTCGATCCAGGACTGGTCGAGCCCCGCGATGCGGGCGATGGAGCGGATCTCGGCATTCGCCTCGGCGCGGGTCTCGGTGGTTGGTGCCTCGGGCGGTGCCGGGGTGGTGGTCGTGTCGGTCATCTCTGTCTCCATGCGAATGTGGGCACCGGGGTCGGCGGGCGTCGGCACCAGGGAAATCTCGTGGGGCGTCCAGCGCATCGCGGTCAGCACGCGCGCGCCGTTCTCGGTGGTCTCGACCCAGTCCTCGACGGAATAGCCGACCGAGACGTGGCGGAGGATGCCAGCCAGCACGTCCTGCCAGACCGGCTCCACCTCCGGCCGGGCCGAGAACTGGATCAGCGCCGTGCCGCGCTTGCCGTCGACGGCGGCGCTGCGCACCGAGCCCAGCACATCGCGGACGGCAGTCTGGCGATGGGCGTCGAGCACGCTGGCGCCTTCCAGGCGCGACAGGTCCACCGCCTCGGGCGCGAGGCTCAGCCGTTCGATGTACTGGCCCGCCATGTCACGCCGGCGCACCGGCGCGCCGGTGGACCAGACCACCTCGACGGTGCGGGCCTCCGGATCGGTCGTCGCAGGCGCGAGCGTCGCGCGGCGGGTGAGCAGTTCCACGGTGTCAGCCATCGGCCGCCTCCTTGTGCTGCGGAGCCGCCATCTGGCCGAAGCTCAGCCCCAGCCCGTCCGCGCGCTCGCGGTCCGCGGCGATCTCGGCATCGACCTGCTCGGCGTCATAGCCGCGTTCGGAAATCGCCTGGGACCGGCTCTTGAGCCCCGCGCCGATCGCCATGATCTCGGCCTGCACGTCCTTCATCGGATCGACGTAGTCGAACTTCGGCGGCAGCCATTCGCAGCCGAGGTAAGCCTCGGGGTTCCGGTCGAAGTCCCGCGCGGGCAGGTCACCGGCCAGCACGGCGAGCCGCACGAACCGCTCCCAGACCGGGCGGCAGAACAGGTGCACGACTACGTTGTGCTGCAGCTGTTCGACGCGGCGCCGGAACTCGATCAGCCCGGCGCGGATCGAGGAATAGGTGACCCCTTCCAGATCGCCCGAGACCAGCCCGTAGGGCAGTCCGAGCCCGGCCGCGACAGCGCGCAAGTGGTTCTTCACGAAGGGCGCGTAGGCGTCGTGCTCGGTCGGGTTCGAGAAGCGGACGTCGGTGCCGGGCGGCAGAGGGATCAGGCTGCCGGGCTCCATGCCCACGGTCAGTGCCCCGCCTGTGTTGGTGCCCGAGAGCCCGCCCGCCGTGCCGTCGGGATCGGTGATGAAGCCGGTGAACAGCGCCGCGACTTTGGCCTTCACCAGCGCGGCGTCCTCGAACTGATCGAGTTCGTGCAGCCGCAGCAGCACCGGCGCGAGCCAGGTGATCCCGCGCAGCTGACCCGCAGCGAGCGGCTTGAACAGGTGCAGGCAATCGGCGGCGGGGACGCGGAGCGGGTCCATGCGGAGAGACCCCAGCGGATCGCTCGGGCGGGAGGACAAGACCCGGTAGGCGACCCGGCGACCGGCGGCATCGAACTCGATGCCCGCCCGGATCCGCGCCCCACCGCCGATCTCGCGATGCAGGTCCATGGGAACCTGCTCGCGATCCAGAAGCTCCAGGTGGAGGGGAATGCTGGCGGCGTCGCTGGCGGTGCGGAGCCGGGCGAAGCTCTCGCCGCTTTCGACCATCGCGCGCACGGCCATGGCCTGCAGCCCGTAGAAATCGGCCAGCCCGTCCGGGGCGGCATGATCGGTCCACCGCAGCCAGAGCGCCTGCAGTCGCTCGCGCACCGCGCGGTCGGGATGGGTGGATTGCGGCTTGATCCCGGCGCCGACGACATTGCCGACCAGGCTGTCGACCGCCGCCGCGACCCACGGGTTGTTCCGCGAGTACCACCCGGCCCGCCGCGCCGCCGTGGTCGCCCCCGCGAGGATCGCCGCGTTCAGCCCGTCGACCGTCCGCGCCCCCTCCCAACGCCGCCCGCCACCCGCAGCGTCGAAGCCGCGAGCGCGTGCGAGGCCGAGAAGGCGATGGAGGAAGGTCCGCATGCCGCCGATTTTCGCGCAGCGGCAATCGGATGCCTATTCAGAGAGTTTGAGAATGATTCGTAGCCGTCGAAGCGGCTGGTACCGTCGGAGGGATATCCCTCCGCGATCAGACGCTCGCGCCGAGTCGGTCCATCTCGTAGGCGAACTCGGACCTGATCGCATCTGCCTCGTCATCCGGAAGCCAGCGCGTCATGTTCGGTATGACCGTCTGCCACATCCGCATATCCTTGTCGGAGAGCGGCATGCTCTCGGATTTCCGCAGGGTCTCAAGGAGCCGGCCAAGCCGACCGCGGATCGCTTGCGGGTCGGGTGCCGATGTCCGGGCCGGTGCGGCCATGCCGCCATCTCCGAAAAGGCTGCCCTGAGCATCAAACGTCATGCGGTGCGGTCCTTCATGTGGCGGGGATCCCGAGGGCATCCCGATTCAACGTCGCGCCAAGCGCCTCACCAAGTATAGTATCTGCCTGTGCGGCGAGATCAATATGCTCGGCTATTCGGGCACAAACATCGCGGAACGCGTCGAACAAGGCCAAGTCGACGGGCTGGTTGGCGCGGCCTTCGAGCCACCGCTCCAGAACGGGATAGCCGCTGACCTCGAAGGACCAGAGGGCGGCTGGAAGCCCGTCGACCTGACCTGATCCGTCGGCGCAAAGTGTCAGCCGGTCGCCTTCCGGATCAGACGGTTCGAGACCGGCACCCGGCGTCGGCGCAGTGGAGAGGCGAACGAAGTCCGGATCCGCGAGGCGACCCGGAGGATGGGCAGGATCGAACGTCTGGACCGCCCGAATTCTGGCGCCGAGTTGGGCGGCTCTCACGAACACCGCGTGGTCGGCCGGGAAGGGAACGTGAGGGAAAACGTCCTCCAGGTCTTCCGCAAAGCGCAAGGTGTAGCTTTGTGCGGAGAGCAGGCAGAGGATCGCGTCGAACACCTCCTCGGCCGTGACGCGCACACCGTAGGCGCCCGCGAGGCCCGCCAGCAGCGCGCCCGAGACGTTGGGGCCCGCGGAGGCCGGCCGCCGGTCGTGCAGGGGAAAGACATAGCCGCCATAGCTGCCGCGGAAGGCGTGATAGTCGGGCAGCAGACCGTGGCACCAGACGGCAGGGCCTGCGCTTGTCCCGCCAGGGAGCGCGTAAAGTCCAACGTTGTGGGCACCCCAAGCGCGCTGCATTTGTGGTCCCGGACGGTTGAGGAGACGAAGGTCATTGTAAAATGAGCGCAAATCGAACGGTCGATATGAAAGTCGTTGGATCAGCGCCGGGTCATGGCCGCCGAGCCCGCTTTGCTGCAGAAAATCATCAACTTTCTGAGCAAGCGCAGCGGCATGGGCGTCGACAAACACGCTATCGTTCCCACTCTTCATGCCTGATTTCGAGAAAGCGAAGCACTCCCTCAGGCTCGGCCATTCTCCGTTTCCGAATGGTCTCGGCCGGAAATCGTCAAGCGGCTCCCGGACAACTGGGATCGAATTCGGGAGCGTGCCCGTGGCCGCGCCGCTCTCCAGCCAATCAAGCTTCGCCCTACGCGAGAAGTGTCCTTCCGCCCAGGAGTCGAGATAGTGGATTTCCGCCGGCTGACCGGCGCGCGATCCGTCCGCGATGGCAATGGTGATGGCCGTTCCGACCTGGATGTCGAAGACCCCCATATCGCGGTCGATACCCGCCCTCGGGCCGCGCCGCAGGTCGCCGCGCAGGTCGATGATTTCGATCCGGTCGAAGCGGTTGCGCATCAGCTGCCTCAGCCCGGCATAGGGCCATCCGGTCAGGAACTTTCGGTTGGAGATATAGGCGACGACGCCCCGCTGTGGGGCACCCTCGGCCTCGAAGATCTTCCACATGGCCCAGCGCCAGAAGGCCACGGACAGTTCGGGAAAGGTGTTGAGCTGGTTGCCCTGTCCGGCATCGCGCACGGGTCGTTTCAGGTCATCCCACAGCGCGTTCATCCATTGGCCTACAAGCGTCCGGTCCTCGCCCTCCTCCAACCGCCGGTAGGGAGGGTTGCCGATGATTGCGAGAATCGGCTGCTGCGCCTTGATGTGGTCGGCAGCGCGCCGTTCTTCCGTGATGCCGGCCGACACGAAGCCCAGCCGTCCGAGCGGTGCCGCTGCCCCCGGCTCTGCCAGCGTGTCGGCAAGGTAAACTCCCAATCGCGGCAGCGCTGGCCGCGGACCCGGTCCTGCCGGATCGCGGAGGGTGTGGTGGAGACGGTAGTGCGCCACCGCATAGGGTCCGACGAGCAGTTCAAGCCCGAACATCCGACCCGCAAGATCGCGCAGTTCGAGATCGGCTCGGCCACGCCCGCCAGCTGCTGCGGCCTCATCACGGACCCGCTCTGCCACGCCGAGCAGGAACGTGCCCGTGCCCGTGGCGGGATCGAGTATCGTGAGGTTCGGGTCGCGCAGCCCATTCAGACCGAGATTGGCCCCCGCCGCGCGGTTCAGCGCCCCAGCCATGAAGCGCACGACCTCGACAGGTGTGAAGTAGACGCCATGGCGTTCGCGCGCCGCAGGATCGAAGACCGACAGGAAGTCTTCGTAGAAGTACAAGATCGGGTCAGGCCGACCGGGACGGATCGCAAGGATTGCCGGGGCGAAGCTGTTCACGGTGTCGAGCAACACAGTGAAGCCGATGCCAACGACATCGAGGATTTCCGCCTAGGTCAGCACTCGTAGCGCCGTGCGCATCAACGGATGCTCGGCCGGCATGTGCTGATAAGCGGTTGCATCGACGGGGCGTCCGCTTCCCTCGCGGACAAGCAGCAAACCGAAGGCTAGGGTCTGAGCGAAAGCCGAGGAAAACAGCTTGTCGAAATCCTGTGCCGGGTAGCCGCCGGCCTCGGGATGGGCATATAGAACGGTCTGGAACTCGGCATGCACGTCGAGAAGAGGATCGGCGGTCACATTGGCGGCTCGCAGTTCGGCGAGGCGATCCTGAATGATTCCGCGTACCAATCGGGATGAATGCGCGAGCAGCTGAGCGAGATGCTCCGCATCCCGTGCGACCGGCTCCTGACCTGCGCCGGAGGCGAGACGCTCGACAAGCGCAAGTAGCGGGGCCGGATCATGTCCGCGTATCAGCCGGGCCGCACGAGCGTCGTCGCATGCCGGATCGATGGCCTGCTCAGGGACGATCCGCGCCATGGCCAGCTCGTCGGCACGCTCGAACAGAAAGATGTCGATGAAATTCGATGTGCCCCAACACTGCAATTCTCGCAGGCGGTCGGCCTGACGCCTGTCATGGGGAACACGCCAGCGAGCAGGGTTCGCGGGCTTGTCTGGAGCCTTCAATTCAACGAAGGCCCGCGCCGGGGCGCCAGCTCGAACGAGCGCGATATCTGGCCGCCCTACTCCTGGATTGATGAATTCCGGGACCACGGTGAGCCGCGCGCCCACCGGCATGTCAGCAAGGGTGCTATCGAGCAATTCTTGGAATGCCGGTGCAAGAGCGGGCTCCTGCACTGCGGCGTGCGCGCGGCGCAGATCACGAATGCGCTGTGCGTAACGCAGAAGGTGGTCAACTATTGGCATGCCAGCGGGAATATACTTCTGCTCGTGGACACTTCATGTTGGTGGCGCGGGCAAATTCCCTTCAAGATAAAGTGCTACCTGAGGAATTCAGCCACGTCGAGCGAATGATGCCCCCTTTGGTGGCGTGGGTCAGGCCTTCCCGCTTTGACACGGCCACCCCCTCCACCTCCTCGTTCAGCCTGAGCCCCATGCTGATGAGCCCGTGCAGGGCGGCATGGGCATAGACGAAGGTGTCGAGGGCCTCGTTGCGCTCGCCGTCGCGCTTGGGCTGCCAGGAGCGGATGGGGTGTCCGCGCTCGAAGCGGGTGACGACGCGCTCGGCTGTAAGCTGGCGGAAGTAGTCGGCGTCGAGACGGCGGGGGAAGTGGATCGCGCCGGGGCCGGGCTCGGTGAGGCGCAGGCGGGCGTAGACCGCGTCCTTCACCGCGTCCACGCCGACGATGAAGAGCGGGATCTTGCCCTTGTTCGTCCGCGTCGGGCGGCGCGGCCAGACGGGAATGCCGGGCCCGCCGCGGCCCTTGATCGCCCAGATGCGGCGGGCGAGGCGGGTGCGACAGAACTCGTAGGCCATCTTGGTGTGGTGGCCGCCGGTGTCGATGGCGGCCGCGCGCACGGGCAGGTCGAGCCCGGCCGGATGCGGGAAGGTCGCCTGCAGCACCATGTCGAGATCGGACCAGAGTCGCGGCCCGGACGGGTCGCCCCAGAGGATGCGGTAGTCGATCACCCACGCCTCCTCGTCGCGGCCCCAGCCGAGGATCTGCACCTCGATCCGGTCGCCCTGCACGTCGACGCCGGCGGTCAGCACGGCGACGGAGGCGTGCAGCGCCTCGCCCCAGTCCTCGCGCCGGGCCATGAGCGGATCGGCCGGAACGGTGTCGCCCGCCTGGTCTTCCCAGGACTCGCCCAGCTTGGTGTTCACCCAGACTTGCAGGCGGGCGGGATCCTTGCGGACGCGGCCATGCTCGGCGGCGATCTCGGCCCATGTCTCCCACGGTGAATAGAGCGCGGAGAGGTGGAAGCCCGCGGTGCGGCCGTCGCCCTCGGCCGTCGCGCGCCACTCGCCAGCGGCCAGCAGGCGGGGCTTCTCGTGCTCGTGGTGGATGCCGCCGCAGGCCTCACAGACCAGATGCGCCTGGTCGCGCCGCCCTTCAGGCCAACGGATGCGCGCCCAGGTGATCGGGGCCATGTCGCCGCAATGCAGGCAGGGGACGTGGTAGAAGCGCCGGTCGCTGTGCTCGAACGCCGCCTCGATGCGGGAGTGGCCCTTCAGCGTCGGCGTCGACACCATGTAGATCTTGCGCCGCCCGCGGAAGGTGGCCGTGCGCTGGATCGCCAGATCGACGGGATCGCCCTCGCCGTCGGCGTCGCCGGGATAGCCGTCCACCTCGTCGAGGAACAGGTATCGCACCGGCGTAGAGCGGAGCCCCACCGCGCTGTTCGCGCCGGTCATTACCAGCTGGCCGCCGGGGAAGGACTTGCGGAACAGGCTGTTGCCCGCGTCGCGGGAGCGGGGCGCGGCGACGAGCTCGCGCAGCGCGGGCGTGGCCTCGATCTGCGGGTCGATGCGGACGGTCGTGTTGCGCCGCACCATGTCGAGCGAGGGCATGACCAGCATGGCGATGCCGGGCGCGTTCTGGATGATGTAGCCCAGCCAGTTCAGCCCCGCCTCCGAGCCACCGGTCTGCGCGCCCTTCATCAGCACGACGCGCTCGTAGGGACTCGCGGTCGAGAGCGCGTCCATCACGGCGCGCAGATAGGGCGTTCGGTCCGTGCGCCAGCGGCCCGGTTCCGCCGAGGTTGGTGGCAGGATACGGTGCCGGTCGGCCCAGTCCGAGACCGGGATCGGCGGTTCGGGGCGGATGCCGCGCCGCCAGGCGAGGTCGATGTCAGGCACCATCGCCAAAGCTCCCGAGCGGCAAGTCGGCCAGGTGTTCGAGATGCTCGCGCATCATCCGGTCCAGCGCGGCGAAGGTGGCGCGCGGATCGGCGCCAAGTTCGGCGGCCAGCAGCGGCGCCGTGCGCTGGACCCACGCCAGGTGTGCGTCGCGTTCGGCACGGGCGCGCGCGAAGACCGTGCGCCGCGCCTCGTCGGCATCAATCAGCTTGCCCTGCTCGCGCTCAAAAGCCAGCCGGGCGCGCTGGACCTTGACGATCTCATGCAGCCGCTTCGCCTCGGACAGCGTTGCAGTGCGGGTGGTGGCCGTGGGCGCGCCACCCTTGTAGCGGCGGGCGGGGTCGAGGTTCGTCTCGATCCAGGCGAGCCCCTCGGCCACGTCGATCCGCCCGTCGCCGCGCACCGGCAGACCCTCGGCCACCAGCTGCGAGATGCGCCCCTTGGTCAGCCCAACGCGGGCGGCGAAGGCGGTCTTGGTCTCGGTCCCGTCGAGTTTAGGCATGACCGGCCCTCACGCTGGCGACGCAATGCGCTGCGGGTCCCCACATACGGATCGGCGCAGGAGGAACCGCCCGGCGACCCGCGATCCGGCAAGCCCGACCGTTCCCGACGGTTCTGAAGTTCTCGCGACCCGTGCCGGGCGTCGCCGTCCGTTCACGAGTTGTCTGGTGGGTTTGATGGAGATCAGGGGTTTGTTTCGGTCCGCTCCTGAAAACTGTCACGTCATGTGTCGCTGCGTGATGCATGGCGTCACGTGTTGCGACCTTCCACGTCGCTGACACTTCGGGCGACAAACACAGATATCGGCCGGGACAAATCCACCAAAGCCACCAAACCCACCAGACGGATCGGGAACGAACGTCACGCATCGGCACGTCTCCGGAGAGTTTCAGAACCGTCGTTGACCGGCGCGGCGTCCGATGTCGCGAGCTCCAGCTGCCAGCGCGTGAACCCTGCCGACACGCCCGCATTGATGAGGCGCAGCCCGCCCACGATCCGGTTCTGCTGCCCGCCGATCCACTTGCCGAGCCGCCTGCCGTTGATCGCGCCGCCTTCGCCCGCGACCCGCAGCAGGGCCTCGCGGAACTCGGGGTGCGCGTACTGGGTGCGGCCATAGAGTTGTGGTCGCTGCTCCGTTGCGCGCTCGATCACGTCGCGGACGTTGGCGGGCTGCAGGCCGATCACCTCGCGCCAGCCTTCCAGGACCGAGGTCAGCGCCTCGAGCTTCGGGTCAGCGCCGCGCAGCTCCTCCATCGTGTCGCAGGGATCGGCCTCGCCCAGCCAGATCAGGGCGTCGCGGACCCAGCGCGACCAGTCGGTGAAGGAGCCGAGCGGCGCGCGCTGATGCGGTCGGCCGGCGATGTGGAACGCGCGCAGGACGGTCAGCCCGGCTGAGACGTAGTCGCCGCGCCGCTCGGTCACCATGGCGAGGGGATCGCGGTCGAAGGCGCGGAGCTCGGGCCGCTCCACTCCAGCATCGAGCGTGGCGCGGAGCGCGCGCCGTGTCATGTCGCCCTCGAAGGTCAGGTTGTTGCCGGTGGCGAAGATGGCCGCGTTGCTCGGCACCTCGGCGTTCACGGACTTGCCGAGGATCCGGACCTTGAGGCTCGTCTGCGTCATGGTCTGGCAGAGAAGCTCGCCGCCCAGCGGTTCCTCGCAGTTGTCGATGGCGATCAGCACGTCGCCCGCGATCAGCGCCGCACCCAGCCGCTTTTCCATCTCCTCCTCGGACTTGCCCTGTGCGATTACCGGCGCGGGACGGGCGGTGGCGATCTGGCTCGCGAGGTCCACCAGCATGGATTTGCCCGTGCCCGCCGTCGGCGCGTTGAAGCCGTGTAGCGGGGCTGTCGGCAGCGAGCGGCGCACGAGCGCGGTCAGGATTGCCGAGAGCGCCACGGCGCGATCCCCTTCCGTCACGAACGGGAAGGTCGAGATCAGGTCCTTGAGATAGGCCAGCGCGCGCAGCGCCATGTCGCGGTCGGGATCGCGCGGCAGCACCGGGAAATGGGCGTCCTGCGGATCGAACAGCAGCCCGGTCTGCGCGTCGTAGCCAGGCAGGTCGAGGATCGAGCCATCCGGCCGCAGCGTGGGCGCATTGATGATGCCGGTGAGCACCGGAAGGCGCCATAGCCCTTCGCGGGCGAGGAACGTCTCCGCGATGCGATGCGGGCAGTCGGAGTTCACCCATTTCTCTGCGCGCTTGTCGAACCGCTTGTAGCAGACGACCCGTGTGAACGCTTCGGCCATGTGGTGCGCCTTGACGTCGATCAGCCGGGGTGCGTCGACTGTGCGCCCGTCCGAGACCGCCACCGGCACCATCGCCGGGCGCACCACCATGCTGCCACGCTGATAGAAGCTCAGCTTTGCCTGGAGCAGCGCGCCCTCCGACATGTCGATGATTGCGGGCATGTATCCGGCGAAGAGGTAGACGATCGGCCGCCCATCGTCATCGTGCGTGGGGAGCTTGTCGTCTTCCTGCGACGCGGTGGTGTCGCCATCCGCCGTGGCCCGGGCGCGTTGCGGTTTCGCGGCCCGCCATCCGTTCTGCCGCGCGAGCCAGAACAGCGTGCCCACGGTCACGCTGCGCACGCTGGCGAAGCTGTCCCATTTCTCGGCGGTGTACTCCGGATCGTTCTTGTCGGCCCGCGCCGACCAACCGTCCCACAGGTCGCGACCGTCAGGTCCGAGCGCGGCGTAGAGCGCGAGCCCGACCTTGATCCAGTCATCATAGGGCAGGTCATTATTCGGGATGTGGGCGACGGCCTCCTCGACCAGCTCGCGCGATGGCGCCTGGTTCCGTTTGAGCCCAGCGGCCTTGCGGCCCTCGCGCTCGATCTCGCGGCGGTCGGCGGTGCTGTAGCCGCCGACCTTCCGCAGATATTTCTCGGCCGCCGCGATGAACGCCGCACACCGCTCCTTCGTGACTGGCGGCAGCGCGTGCAACGGCACGTCGAGCGGCGAGCACTCGGGCCAGTAGTAGGGCGCCTTCGTGTCGGGGTGGATGCCGAACGCGACGAACTGCTGCCCCGTCGCCAGGATCTCGACGCGCGCGACCGTGCCGTCGAGCATGTGGAACTCGGGCGTCTGGATCTTGTCGAAGGGCTCGTCCGTCCGGAACGTCAGCAGGATCTTCGGCGCGCGTCCGATCCGACAGGCGGGGGTCATGCCGAGCATCTCGGTCGCGATGCAGGTCACCCGGTGGGCGTGCTGGTGATCGAGCACGTCGATGTCGATGCCGACCAGCGTCCCGCACAGCAGGCCCGTGTTGGTGCAGTTGCGCTGCGCCTTGGTCCAGCGGGCGATCTCGGCCTCGTCGGCGCTGGCGCAGACGGTCTCCCAGCCCTTCATCATCGGCCGCTTGCCCGCGGCCTTCATGGCGACATGCGCGCCCAGCACCGGCACCGGTCGATAGCCGTGGCGATGCAACTGCAGGCGCAGTTCGGTCGGATCCTCGGGCGCCGTGATGGACGCATCCGCGGACGCCTCGTTGCGGGCCATATCATCGGTCTTGCGGATGGCGTCTCCCATGGCTCAGTCCTCCAGCTCCCAGCCCGCGAAATCGTCCTGCGCGCGTTCCTCCTCCGTGGTCAGGCAGCCCGCGAAGTGCGTTGGCCCTGCATAGATGTGCTGGGTCAGTCGCCTCGGATCGCGCCGCAGTGGCCGGGTGATCTGCAGGTGGCAGTCCATCTCCGAGCGCAGCCGATCCACCGCGGCGATGGTCTCGCGCGCGATGCGGCTGGTCTCGCTGTCGGGCGGGGCGACTGCCAGGAGGCCCATGACCGCCCCGCGGCAACCGCGCAGCTTCTCGCCCAGAACGACGTGATCCCACGGCGTGAACCGATAGAGCGGGTCCATCATCCCGCGGCCTCCTGCTGCTCGATCCAGTCGAGAAGCCGCGATTTGCGCGCGCAGATCACGTTGCCCATGCGGAAGGTGGGCATCCGCACCTTGGCCTCGCTGGCGTAGTAGTAGACCTTCCGCCGCTCCTTCGCGTCGCCGAAGACGAAGAGCGCGATGGCGTCCGCGCCTCGCAGCAGATCCTCGGCCAGCGTCGGGCAAACCTCTCCTGTGGCGGGTCCAGCCCGCAAATGCTCCTGCATGTCCTGTCCTCCTAGGTGCGGATCAGCGCGCCGAGCGCGATGATCGTTCTCTGACTGACGGCGAACGTGACCATCGCATCGCCGCCCTCGTGAAATCCGGATGCCTCCATCAGCTTTCGCAGCTGCGCCTTCGGCGGCGCGAAGCTGGCGATCATCACGGTCCGGTCGGGCAGCAGCCCGTCGCTGGACCCGGCGAGGGAGACGGACGCGGTGTGGAACCGCCGCTCGACCTCGATCTTCATGAAGGGGAGCATCACGCCGCCGAGCGCCGCGTCGAGCGCCGCGTCCCGCGCCGCCGCGATCAGCCCGGCCAGCATTTCCCCGAATGTCCTGACCTGCGTCAGCGCCCGCATGGCCTCGGGCAGCGGGAGCCACGCGTCCTGCTCGTCCTCGGGCATCGTGTCCTGGCTGTGCAGGTCCTCGACAGGGAACTCCCAGAACCGCTGCGACGCCTCGACCGCGTCCTTCACCTGATCGGCCGCCATGATCGCCAGCAGCAGCCGGGCGCAATCCTCGGGCGTCATGTCCGCGGCGCCGGGCCCGCGCCCGCCGGTGGAGATCAGCCGCTCCTTCCGCAGCGCGCGCGCGATCACCGACACCGTCTGCTCGGGCATCGGCAGCACCTGCGCGAGGGTGGGGATGAGGTCGCTGAGCTTTGCCATCGCGGCGGGGTCTCCTGAGCTTGTTTCGGACTTTAGGTTCAAAACCTCTGGCACACAAGATGGTTTCGGACTAAAAATCCATTACTGGCTTCCGAGGCGGTCGGTTTCGCCTCGCTATGCCGCGCGAAGGATGGCAATGCGGAAGGCTGACGATGCTCAACACATTGTCAAGAATAGGGAAAATCGGATGGCGACGATCCGGAAGCGAACGCTGCCCTCGGGCCTGGTGCGCTGGCAGGTGGATTTCACCGACCAGGTCGGCAAGCGCCGCTCGAAGCTGTTCCCGCGCCGGAAGGATGCCGACGTCTATCTCGTTAAGGTCCGTTCGCTGGTCGCCAACAACACCTATCTGGCCGACAGCGAGAGCATCACCGTGGCCGACGCCGCGAAGGCGTGGCTCGACCATTGCGAGGTGCGGTGCAAGACGGGGCGGCGGATGGAGCGGTCCACGCTCCGCGGCTACAGCGACTATGTTCGGCTGCACATCACGGTTCCGGAGATCGGGATCGGGGACAAGCTGATCGTCCAGCTGACCCGCCGCCATGTGAACGAATTCCGCGACCGGCTGCTGCTGAACGGCCGGTCCGAGCATCTGACCCGTCGCGCGCTCTCGGTGCTGAAGCTGCTGCTCGACCACGCCATCGACAACGGCCAGTTGTTCACAAACGCCGCGCAGGGCGTGAGGGTGATCAAGTCGAGCCGGATCGACTACAAGGCGCCGGTGCCGTCTAAGGAGACGATCCGCGCGCTGATCGAGGCGGCCGAGGAGGACTTCAAGCCGCACCTGATCGTCTCGGCGCTGACCGGCCTGCGCGCCTCGGAACTTCGCGGCCTGCGCTGGCAGGACGTGGACTTCGAGAAGGGCTTCATCTACGTGCGCCAGCGCGCCGACGCCTACAACCAGATGGGCGAGCCGAAATCGCGCGCGGGCTATCGCGACATCCCCGCCGGGCCGATGGTGCTGAACGCGCTGCGCCGCTGGAAACTGCGCTGCCCGAAAAGCGATCTCGGGCTGGTCTTCCCCGCGCCGCGCGGCGGCGTCCTCCAGCACACCAACACGCAATCCCGGTTCCGAAAGCTGCAGGAGGAGGTCGGCGTGAAGCTGCGCTGGCACGACCTGCGCCATTTCGCAGTGTCGCTCTGGATCGAGCAGGGTTTCTCGATCAAAGAGGTGATGACCTTCGCGGGCCATTCCTCGATCCAGATGACTATGGAGCGCTACGGCCACCTGTTCCCGTCGCCCGACCACCAGAATGCCATGGCCGAGGTCGAGGCCAAGCTGCTGGGGTGACCGATTCCGAGCGGCGGTTGCTGGATGCTTCGCCCGGTTCACCCGTATGGCCGGGATCGGCCCTCACCAACGCCCGTGTGGCGGGGCTTGGAGCCGCTCTACCGAAATGGCTCGGGCTCATAGGCCGCCTTGGCCACCACCTTGCTGGCATCCCCGCGGGATCGATAGCGGCCAATCATGTCGCCGCTGGCGGCGTCGTCGACCTCCTGCACCCGATAGAGCGTCAGGCTCTTGTCGCTGTTGGGCTTGAGCTGGAAGACCCGGCCGTTCTTGCGGCAATAGAAGAATTTCGAGCCCTTGATCTGGGTCCATGGACAATCGGCATAGGACAGGAGCCGCCGCTCCCGCTCCAGTCGCGCCTCTTCCGACCTCCGCTCGGCCTCCGCACGCTCCTCGTCGCGCAAGCGCTGCCACTGCGCGCCCACGTAATCCGACAGGCGCCCGATGATGGCGGGCATTTCCGTGCCAGCCTCTTTCTCGGCCTGGTAGATGGCCAGACATTCGGCCTCGAGCTTCGGTTCCGGATCTCCGAGGTATTCCTCCTCGATCATGGCCTTCATGCGCTGCTCGAGATCGGTCATCGTCAGAGCAGGGCCAGGCAGGCCATTCAGGAAGGCGAGCATGTCGTCCTTCGGGATCCAGCAGTCTATCGCCGAGGCCAGGACCTTGTCCCGCGGGCCTTCCCACTTCTTCCAGACGGAGCTGTCCTGATCCAGTTTCGTGACGATCTCGAGGGCCAGTTTGGCGAGGGACCGCTGCTCTCGCATGTGGCGCAGGGACGGGCTGCGCACATAATCGGCCAGTAGGCTGTAAACTACCGAGGTTCGCTGATTCATGAACAT